CCTGTAGTAGGTTCAGATTCATATCGATCAATTTTCTTTTGTAGAGCATCAGCTTTCTTTTTATCACCTTTAGCTAGAGCATTCTCTTGAGAGATTTCTGCTAGGCGACTCTTAATATCTTTAGACTGATAGAATGACCAAGTGTTATTAGCATCAATCGTGTTGTTTAACACTTTAGAACTATTAGATCCACCCATAAGAGTATTAATAGCCAGTAATGCAGCGAGTACTGTAATAACCCATCCTGCTTTGTCCTTTAGTAGAGCTTCTCTTTCGCTTCTGCTTAGAGGTTTCTTTTCTTCTGTCATAGTGTTCCTTAGAAAGGTAGGTATTTAGCTATTAAGCCATTTACAATTCTATCTGATAAATCATTTGGTAAGAATTTAAGAAAGCCTAAAAACCACATTGCTACAGACCCATAGGCAAATATTTTAAAACATAGATCTGCTGTCTTTTGGTATTCGTTCATCTTCCACACCTCGCCTTAGCACAGTATTCCATAGCTTCATTAACACCAACGAATACTATGAATAACAAGAAGAATACAGCACCAATAGCTATACCTATTTCATTATAGAAGTCTTCTTCTTCCTTTTTCTTTTTCTCTGCATCTTTAAGCTTTCGCATAGCAATGGCATCATCACGATCCATCTCAGCTTGACGAGCTTTAATTTTATTCCATACATCTATCTTACCTGTTTGCATAAAGAGCATCTTGAGTTCTTCCTCGAATGCCCTAGCTTGTTCTAGAGCCATCTCGATCTGTAGAGCAGTTCCCATATTGGAACCTTTACCAGACTGTTTAGCTTCAATTAATGCTCTAGTAGCTGTACTTTTAGCATCAAACATCTTGCCTATCATAGGTGCAAGAGAACCTAGGTCATTAGCTACTTTACTAGCTTTCTTAACCATACTTATTGCAGATTGAATCCCTGCAAGAGCCGTGATTGGATCAATCATTTTCTTTTCCCCTTATTCGCTTGATCGTTGTTTTTCCACTTTAAACAACTAACCTTACGATTATAAGGAGGCCCTTGCCATGACCATCTTTCACAGACGGGGGCTTTGGGATCGAAACCTGCTAACACTAAGGTAAGAAGAAGAGTAGACATTTACACACCTAGTACATGTAATGCATGTGCGTAGTGCTTTTTACGGTCCTCGATACCTATGGTACCTCCGTTAATTTTTCTTGTTAATGTCTCTATATCGCCTTGATCTGCCCATTTATTTAAGTTATTAGTTTCCCAGAACCAGCAAGCACTCTGTGCAGCACCTTCAAAGGTACTCATATACTCACTAGCTTCTTCTGCGGAAATACCAATAGACTCAGCAAACCAAAAATAATTATCTTTACCTGTTAACTGGATTAGACCTCTACCAGAGTATCTATATCCGTCTCCTGAAGCCTCATCCCCATTACCCATACGATTAGCATAGACCTTATTAGCAATAGCTTCAGGTTTCTGAGCGAACTGTTTAGCAAGTTCATCTGTAGGGAAATACTTAGGAAATATCTTACGGAGTGTCTCCCAACGATAGTTGAGATTTTCTTTAATCATTGTGAACTCACCTGACTCATGAGCACATTGAGCAACAAATGCTGCTATACGCTTCTCATTATCAATACCATAGTCAGGTAGTAATTGTTCTAAGGCATTATGCCAATACGTAACATGCTTGTTCTTTGGAATAAGTTGTTTAAGTTGGTCTAGTGTTAGATTCATTTAAGTGCCTCAAAAAGTTTCTTTTGTTCGGTATACCACTCATTCCAACCTTCTACACGATTAGCGCATAGGTGATATTCAGAATAGTTAGTAACAATAGTCTTAGTAAGCTCTGATAGTTCAGGCTTCTCTTCTGCTGACTTTAGCTTAGGACATAGAGTGGTTAACTCTTTAGGGGCTAAAGGGAATTTAGCAACTACAGGTACTACAGTGGAGCATCCTGTTAGTGTTAACAATAGAATAGCTAATAGGTATTTCATTGTGTAACTGCCTTATTATGTATTGTAATAACCTCTGGAGGAATCTTACATTGATCATTGTATTTAACTATCTCACGATCAACATATTGAATCTGCACTTCAGCAGCCTCTTTAACAATCTTTTCTTTTGTTAATACTTTTGTTACTATTTTAGTATTAACAATATCTTTCTTAGCATCTAACTCGGCTACTTTCTTTTCAAGCTCAGTAACTCTGTCTTGCCAGATCTTATCAGCAGTCTTGAATCCTATTAAGAATAAAGATGCAAATATTATCCCTACAGCAATAGGTCTATAGGTTTCAAATTCTTTTACTAGCCATCCAAATAACCCTACCATTAGAGTTATAAACAATAGCCAAGTAGGTATATAGTTTAATATAAACATGTTGTTCCTTTGGCTAACGCCAGTTATAAAGAAGAGCGATAGTGGGGCTCGAACTCACATTCCGAAGCAATTAAATCCTCGGTTCTACCTATTGAATTATACCACTCTAGTGACGCCTTTTACTGTAGCGACAACAGCCCTAAGGTGGGTTCATTTAAAACCATGAGATTCGCCATATGCAATATCATAGTTGAATGTTAGTTCTTCATCCTTGTTAATAATTCTATTGGTAATAAAATCACCTTGATCGTTATATACTAAATTAGGTTCAAATGAATGATTTAAATATCGTAATAAGCTAATAAAATTAAATCCTAATCTAGGAATAAATGCATGATTATTGTCTACATAACAGAATCTATGTACTAGTGGGAGTACATTCTCTGGGATCTTATTCATATCAATGATAGTCTCATAGTACGGATCATCTATTATATCAGGATTACTAAATGGGTTAATACCATAAGGTATATCCCTAATAGCAAATACACCAATACCCTGTATAGTAGATGATCTTAGATCACAGTAAACATTATCAAGATGACTGATAATTTCTGGATTATTTATAAGTTTATTCATATTATTAATATTTGGTCTCTGTACTAGGATTTGAACCTAGACCACACGGCCCCAAACCGTGTACGCAACCTGATAACGCTTTACAGAGATGCTAGATATCGCATGAACTTAATCACTTGACTACCAGATTGTTTTGGAGCGGATACTCGGATTCGAACCGAGACCCCTAGCTTGGAAGGCTATGATGCTAGCCGTTAACACCATATCCGCATAAATGGTTGCGAAGGAAGGATTCGCACCTCCGTCCTCTGGGGTATGAACCCAGCGCTCTTCTGACTGAGCTACCTCGCCTTATTTCTTTTTACGTCTATGGCCAGGCTCTTCTCTACGTTCCTGATCACGTTTCTTTTTAATAGCCATAGTATTCCTTTAAAACATAAAGCCTTTAGTTACTGTTTTACTACCTGAACGAACAGGGAATAAATATTCAACAGCATAACGAAGAGCATCTGTCCAATGTTCTATGTTCTCTGTTTTAGATATCTGTGCTGAATTAGGATTATTCTCAACCCATACAGTTCTCTCAAGGGATCTAATTGTGTGTTCTGCTCTTGGATGAATATACATGTCTATATCACCATTAGCATTCTTAAACTTACGATTAACAGCAGCTACTGAATCAACAATAGGAGGAGCAGCTTTATGTGCTCTACAGATAATGCCATGAGATTCTAAAATAGAGAAGTCAGTGGCTCCAGCAACAGCACTAGTCTTACGTGCTCTACCTGCAGGGTCTGGATAGGCAAATACCCTATGACCTTTATCTTTAAATTGATTCTTAAGCTTTCTAGCTAATTGTTCTGTGTCTAGGACATTCTGCATATCCTCTAGAATGTGGATTTGTCCACCTCTAACAGCAAATACTACAGCAGCCATAATACCAATGTTAAAGTCAATAGCTACATGAACATCTTCTTTGTTTACTGTCTCTACATTAAAGTATGGTAAGTCAGCAGTAACATGAGTTCTACGATCAAACATATAGAATACAGTAGCACCAGAGTCATCAAAGGAACATTCATATTCCCTAGCAAACTTCATAGGATCAATTAGACGCTTAGTTCTCTCGATCTCTTCTACAGATAAGAATGGAGAATCCTTATAAGTATATCTGAATGTCTTCCATCTATTGTCTAGTACTTCAAAATTAGTCATGTCATAAAAGTAATTTTTACCTTTAGGAGTACCAATGATAAGTGCTTTATGATTACCTGCCCAACGAGTAGTCATAGCTGGCTGAATAATAGATTCCCAAGACTCTTTAAGTCCTGGTTGACCTGTCCAGTCAGAGACCTCATCTCCAACAACAAAGTATTGACCTGATCCTCGCATCCTCTCAGATGCTTCATAAGACCATAACTTAAGCTTAACATTATTCTGAAACCAGAATGTTCCAGCAGTCTGAGATGACTTCTCAGCATAGTCTTCTAAACCTAAGTTATAGGCTAATAGTGGCCAGTAAATATCTAACGACTGTTGATATGTAGGACAAATGATTGATACATTCTTGTTAGGTGTATCTTCAGGCATCTCTAAGAGTTCATGTACAGCCATTGTAGCAGCAACACTAGCAAGATAACTCTTACCAAAACCTCGTGAGGCAACTGTAGCAGCATATCTTGTGCCACCCTTTTCAGAGAACAAATATCTTAATACTTCTGACTGACCTTTGTGTAATTTAATTTCATTTGACATTTAAACGTATAAGTCTACACTATCCTTAGTTAAGACACCCTTCTTATTCTTCGCATTAATCTCTTCAAGTTTCTTATAGAACTCTGCTATCTCCATTCTAGCTTCAAGACCCTCTCGGAATACTTTATCTGAAGCTGCCTTAAGTGCATTGTATTGTTCTTGGTACTTCTGTATGCTGTATTCAGCAGGTGATTGAATTCTCATGGCTTATCCTTAAAAATGTATACTTTATTACTAAAAAACTAATATCTAGTTAATTTGTATACTTTATTATTCGTTTGTAAATACAATTTTAAGAGGCTTTTTGTCCTCAATCACTTGTTCAGTCTTCTCAGGAACCTGTCTGTAACCATACCGCATTAGCGTATTCATTACATTAGTTTGTATGTTAAGTAGATTAGCCATAGCAACAGCAGAGAACCTTGTCTTGCCCTCTTCCATGTCCGTAATCTTATCTTGTACTGTGTAGTAATGCTCCACAAGTTTCTCAATAGGATCAAATCCTAGTGTCTGAAGTTTCTTAACAGACTCCTTAGAGTATATAGTGGTAGTTCCCTTTGGACGTCCTTGTCCAGGTCGTAGGCCTCCACGCTGACCATAAGTAGTCCTAGCTTTATAGTCTTTACTCGTGGGGTC